ATCGCTAATTTATCTGTTGATAGTGAGACTAGAGTTGGTGCAATTATTACTCAGTTAGATACGCTAGAAACACAATTAAATTCTAGCACTGCTTCTAACGCTGGCATTCAGGTTAAGCCAGATGGTACGGTGTTTTTTCAAGGTCAAATTATATCTGAGATTAATAATCAGTATAATTATTGGAAGAATAAACTTTCTATAGCTTTGGGTGTTTCTACGTTTTCTAGTTCTCGCGTTGTTCGTTCTTGATTCAGTGATGTGATTTTAATTAGTGAGCGATCGCTAAATTTTAGGAGGTAGTTATGCGTAAGTCTGCTAAGTATTATAATTCTAATCCTAAAGCTAAGGCTAAAAAGGATGCTTACAACAAGGAGTTTAATAAAAAGTCTGATCAAGTAAAAAAAAGAACTGAATTAAATAAAATTAATCGTGATAACGGTACGTATGGCAACGGTGATAAAATGGATATGAGTCATACTAAGGAGGGAATAAAACCGAAACCACAATCAGAGAATCGTGGCAGTTCTAAAGATATGCCTGGTGATAAACGCTCGCGTGGAAAGAAGTCTGCAAGCAAAAAGAAAAAGCTGTGATGTGATTACTTTATCTTGTTGTGTGATCGCTCTTTAGAATTTCACGCTTTAGAATTTCGCGCAACACAAAATAATAATGTAAATTATAATAAAATAAATAATATAGAATATAATAATACAGGATACAAGAGAACAAAGCGCACATTATAACACAATTGATAAGCCCCTATACCCCCATTTATAGTTTTTCTTATGTCGAAGTTACACACACAAAATTTTTGATTTTTAGCAATTATGGAAAGTATCAATCATGACAATTCTGTTAGCAGCCTTCATCCTGATTATATTGACAGTATTAGCTTATGGGATTATTTGGATGATTTATATTATGGATCAGACAGATGGCTTGAATTAGCAAAAACAGGGTTTAAACCTACTGACAAAACTGCTTTGTATCTTCCCCGCCATGCTGCGGAATCGTTTGAGAATTGGCAGAGTAGGATTAATCAAAGTTGCTATGATGATTTATTTGCTAAGGCTATTAGACAATTTGTAGGTTTGATATTTAAGAATGATGTTAATTTTACTTCTGATAGTGAGTTTATTTCTCATTACGAGAATTTGGATAATCATGGTGTTAATGGAGATGTATTTTTTAGACAAGTTGCTTTAATGGCGATGCGTTTGGGTCATTGTTTTATATTTATTGATTTACCTGTTATTAATGCTAAAAATTATCAAGAATACTCAGAATTATCACCTCGTCCTTACTGGTCTTTGATTTCCCCGCAAAATTTAATTAATTGGGAGTGTGAATTTATTGATAATAAATTAGTTTTCACTTTGGCAGTTATTAAAGAAGAAATTTATACAAGAGCTGGTGACTTTGGTTATCAGAAAATTAATCAATATCGGGTTTATCGTCCTGGGTCTTATTTTATTTATAGAGAGGTTGATAATAAAGCTGAAAATAAGACTGATAACAAAACTGATAACAAGTTTGTTTTATATTCTTCTGGTGATTTTATTTCTGAATACGCTTATGTTCCCATTGTTCCTGTATTTGGCGGTTCTCGTTTGGATGATTGCGTTAGCGTTCCACCACTTAGGGGTTTAGCTGATAAGAATAGAGTTCTTTATCAACTAACGTCTGATCACAATCGCAAGGTTTCGCTATGTTGTCAGCCGGTGCCAGTTTTAAAGGATTCTATGAGGGGTGATGAGCCTTTGGAAATTGGACCGAATAGTTTTATTAACCTTCGTGATCCTAATGGCAGTTTTCAATGGGTTGAGCCGTTAGCACTTAGTTTAGAGCAAAGTCGGAAGGATTTAGATGATTTGAGAGACAGTATTAGCAATGATGCTGCGAAATTTTTAACTTCACCGTCTGATCGTCAAACCAGTGCGGCGACTTATTTGTTAGCTTCTCCAGTAGAGGCTAGTTTAGCGAGTTTTACTGCTAATTTTTCAGATGGCATTAATCAGGCGATTGCTATTCATAATCAGATGATTAATTGTGATTGTGAGGTTAAAATTGTTCTTGATACTAAATTAATACCCGCTTCTGACGTTCCGAACAAGGAACAAATTGCAATTTCGCTGCGCGGTTTATTTACTGATGGTATTATTGGTAGAGCAACTGTATTAAAGGCGCTTGAGAAATTAGATTTATTTGGCAAAGATTTTGATTTAGAACAGGAATTAATTACAGATGACAGATACATTAAACTCTAGTGATGATAATTTACCCCCTTCTACACCATTGGGTGATACTGGGTTGGAGGCACTCAGAAAAGAGCGCGAGGAACGGAAAAAATTAGAACAGCAATTGAAGGAATTAAAGGGTAAAGCTGAAGCTGGTGATATTTTAGCAGGGGAGATTCAGGAGTATAAAACTAAGCTACAAATTAAGGAGGAAGAACATACTCAGAGCTTGGACCAATTAAGGGGGGAGAAATTAGCACTTGAGAAGATTATTACATCTTCAAAAATTGAATCTGAGTTTTTAAAAACTGCGGGGGAAATTCAGTTAAATTCTAAATATCAGGGTTTATTGCTTAATGGTCACAAGCATGAATTTACTGTAGTTGATGGGGTGGTTAAAACTGTTGATGGCAAGACTGTGAAGGAGTGGCTAGAAAATCAGCGATCGCAATATCCTGAATTGTTTGATGCCCCAAAAACTTCTGGCTCTGGTATTGGTGGTAGTCGTTCTAATTCTTCAGGTAATCGTAAATCTGTAATTGATTCTTCCAATAATCAACAGTTTCTTGACAATTTGGATGGAATTATTGACGGTTCGGTGTCTGTTGAGCGATAATATTTTTGCAGCGGTTGCACCTTTTCCGCTACTCCTGCAATATATTTGAAAATTATATTTATTGGTGGCATTTCTCCTTAGACGTGCCACTTTATTATTTGACGCTAAATAAAAATAGTTTATACTTAGATTGCTAAGGTGCGATACCTGGCGGCGCGATGCCTTGCACACTTTTTAAGATTTTGAACAATGGCAAATACTATTAACTCTCTCTTAGTTGATCGGATTTATGCAATGGGGCTAAAGGCTCTACGTCGCCAAACTGCATTACTTCGTTACGTGACAACTTACGAGAAGGAGGTAATGGATAACAGTTTTAGGGGTGATACTGTTGTTGTTCCAATTCCTTCTCAACGGTCTGATTCTGATGTTACTGATGTAGTACCATCGAATACTCCACCTGCCCCTTCTGACATTACTCCTCGTTATGCTTCTGTTACCTTGAGCAATTGGAAAAAGGTAAACTTTGCATTAACAGACTTTGAGGTTTCTAAACTTTCTGCGGGTACGATGTCTGATGAGTTTAGCGGTGCTATTGATGTTCTTGCTGGGAATATTATTCGGTCCGTGATGGCGAATTACACTGGGATTTACCAGTACGCGGGTACTGCTGGCACTACTCCTTTTGCATCTTCTACAGCTTCTGCCGCTAGTGCTAGAAAGTTACTCAATATTTCCGGTGCGCCTATGGAAAATCGTGCCATGGTTTTAAATTTTGACGCTGACGCTAACGCTATTGGTTTATCTCTTTTCCAGCAATATTTGCAAAAGGGTGATACTGAGACTTTAAAGGAAGGCACTATTAAACGTGCTTTGGGCTTTGATTGGGCTGTGGATGGATATTTACCAACTTTCACTGGTGGCACACTTTCTAACGGAACTTCTAAAGCCGCTTTGGTTAACGGCGCGGCTACGGTTGGGGTTTCTACTATAAATATTGATTCTGGTACTTTAACCGGAACTTTAGTAGTTGGTGATTTATTTACTGTGGCGGGTGACACTCAACAGTATGTTTGTACTATTGCCAGGACTGCATCTAGTAACGCTATTGCTGGTTTGACTTTTTCTCCCGCTGCTAAAGTTGCATGGGCCGATAATGCTGTGATCACGTTTGTGGCTTCTCATGATGTTGCTGGCTTGGCACTTCATCGGCAAGCGCTCGCTTTTGCTTCTAAACCTTTGGATGATGTGACTTTAGAGGGCGGTTCTCAGATTCGCCAAATACCTGATCCTGTTTCTGGCTTAACTTTGTGCTTAGAAATTACTCGGCAGTATAAACAGACTGTCGCTGAGTTTTCTTGCTTGTGGGGTTCTACCCTTGCTCGTCCTGAATGTGCGGTTAGGATACTGGGGTAATAAATTATGGCTGCAATTTCAACTGTAAAAATTCAAGATGGGGACGATTACGCCATTATTAATGAGCGTGATTTTGATCCTGGGATTCATCAGATTTATGTTAAGAAATCCAAGAAATTCAAGAAAACTTTAGTTTCTGATCTTGTTTCTGGTGACGGTGATAGTAATGGTGATGGTGTGACTGATGTTGATGGTGTTAATAATGAGGAATAAAATGCAGTTTAATGATTCTCATTTGCAACTTATTTTGACTGTGATGGCGATCGCTTCAGGTTTTTATCGACTTGTTAAAATTGA